TTCTAAGACTACTTCACCAATGCCATTACCAAAGACTGCTGAGTTAATTAAACACTCAGACACATCACGCCTGATCTTAGCCATGTCAAAGTCTTCATGTAGCTTCTTACGTAAGAACATAATGTCCCCAGTATCTGAGTCGCCCATGTTATCTTTAATGTCAAAGTATTTACCACGACCAAAGGTAGCTTCTTCAATCTCTGCTACGTTAGACTCTACAGCTTGTTGTAAGGCAGGTGCAATGATCTGACTACGCTCTGCTTGTCGTGTCTTGTCTGAGGCATTCCAAATACCACGCCATAGACGATAGTATTCCTGATGCTTCTCACTGTAGTTATTCTCGTAGTAGTCGCCCCAATCGTCCACTTTAGTGAGTACCCAATCTTCTAAGGATTGCTCAATAATAATTGGGTCTGTACTTTCATTGTAATCGTTTTTCATATGTTTAGTATCCGCTGATTAAATCTAATGTTTCAAAGTCATCTTGTTCTTCAAAGTTGCCTATGTAAGCTACTTTAGCAAGTTGATCTACATAGGCTAGACTGTCTATTAGGTCATCATGTGTTAAGGGGTCAGGAAACTGGAATAGCTCGTCACAGAAGCGTGAATGCCAATCCTTCTTCTTCTTGTTAAGAGTTATACGACCATGCTCAAAACGTCCCTGTAAGGCCCACATAACCCTGTCAGTCTTCTTCTGGTTACCATGGGTTAGTTCCTCAACTCTAAAGAAGAATGACTGTCTCTTCATCATATCCATTAACGGAGACATAACAGCTTGTTTTGATATTCCTTTCTCAATACCAACGGATAAAGGTTTATAATCTTTTACTGCTTGGAATATTTTAGTTGCTGTTTCATCTAAAGTCCACCTGCCATAGATCATGTCCTCAACGAACCAACCCTCTTCATTGACAAAAACAATGGCTAAGGAAGAGTTATCCAATCGGCTAGTCTTACCTTTCTTCTTACTGACATCTTGGAAGCCAGCTAAGTCAATGGCTATGTAATAGTCTCCATCACTTGTGGGCCTAGTGCCGAATTGGAGCCATTCCTCTTTAAACATCTCAGAACCTTGGTTCTTAAAGGAGGCCATAAACTCTTGTTGAAAAGCATGGGTTGACATACTCTTTTTAGCTACGTCTATCTCCTCAGGGTCTAAGGTTTCATTGTCGTAGCTTGTGAAGTGCCAAGCACTAAAGGTGACATCATCATCCCCACTTAGCTCTGCGTACTTGTATAAGTCATAGAAGTGGTTACGACCCTTGGGTGTGCCTATGAATAAGCAAGAACCCTTTTGGTCTGCTAATGCAGGTCTTAAGATTTCCTCAAACACCTCAGGTTTCATGTCTGCATACTCATCTAAGCATAGGAACTTAAGACTTACGCCACGCATCGTGTCGGGTCTATCGGCTCCCTTAAGGCTTATGGTTGCACCATTGACTAAGGTTATTTGCATGTTGTTGATATGGGAACTACGGATTACTGGTTGGCCTAGCTCTACTAGAAGACTCCACATAATGTCTCTAGCCTGACCCTGTGTGGGTGCTACGTAGAAGACATGGGAGTTAGGCTTATCGGCTTGTAAGGCATTGACAATAAGAAGCCAAGCAGCTAGGCGGGACTTACCACACCTTCGTCCTGCGGCTACTACTCTAAAGCGAGTAGGGTCTGCCCATACTTCCTTCTGCCAATCTAATAGCTCTATGTTTAAGTCTGCACTCATATTATTTCGTATTCCCCTTCTTGGGCATCTGTGTCTTGGGAGCCTGAGATGTCCGTAGAGCCTACGCCAGTGATGTTAATCTGTATGGATGACTTACCACTACCCTTAATGATTTCTTTCTCAAAGGCTGCTACAGGAGCTACCCTGTCCATTACAAGCTTCCATGCTGAGGCTTGGTTCTTATGGTCATTGTCTAAGGCTGCATCAAAGATAGCCTCTAGGACTTTAGCTGACTTAGGGGAAGCAAGCATCCTAGCTTTGTACTCATTGATAATTGTAGCGTCACCCTTAGGCCGACCAATAATACCCTTAGGTTTCTTTAGTGTTGACTTAGGTGGCCTACCTCTGCGTTTAGCAACTGCGGGTTCTTTTGTTATTGACAAATCAATTACCTCTTTGTTGAGATTGAGTCTTACTTAAGTATACTTAAGAATCTTTAATTAATTCATTATGAATAAACTGTAAGAGTCTTAAGTATACTAAAGATTCTTAAGTAATGCTTTAATTGATCATTAATGAATAACTAAAAGGTTCTTAAGAAGCTTTACAACTTAAGTATATTATAACATATTTAGAGCAGAATGTCAATATATTTCTTGTGTTTCTTTTGTAACTCTATGTAACTAATGTTCTTCCTTTAGGTTACACATGAGAATAACTCTCATTCCCGTGTACACCAAGGGTTTGCCCGTGTTTTCTTTTGTAATCTTTTATTGACTTTTGTCAAAGTAAAATGCTACTTTTTTGTGCTTAAGTGGTACCCTTTGCATAAGCCAGAACCTACAGCCCCCCCGCCCCCAAAGTTATCCACAGGCTCAGAAGTTATCCACTGGTTATACACTGGTTATCCACTGGTTATCCCCAAGTCCTTAGGTTGCCTGTGGATAACTCAAGGCCTTAGCATACCTTGGGACATGTGTCAATACTTGTGACTATTAAAGGCACATTAGTCACGGGGGTTGACTTAAGAACTTGGGTATGCTAAGGGAAACCTTAAGTGCTTGAGTTAACATAGGTCAAGTGTTATGTCAACCCGTGACTATTTAGGTAACATTAGTCACATAAGTTGACAAAGGTATGCCAATGTGGGTGCCTATGGAGACACTTGACACACAAGCAAACCTGTGAGTCTGTGGATAACTCTGTGCATATGTGCATAACTTATCCACAAGTATCTAAGGCTTTATATAAGCCGTTCTAAGCCTATCTATGGTAAACCTAGGCCAACATATGGATAATGTTTTTACGTTGATTCTAGGTTATTGGCATGATACTTGCTTTATGCAATACTTGTGCCATCTATTGTAGCGCCTATCTATTGGCGTGTGCGCGTGAATAGCATACTTTAGGGTATTGTGTCAAACTTTATTTATTATGTGACTGATGAGTCATGGTTGACAACAGCCAATCTTAGCGTTAAAATTGACACGTAGTTTACGAAGTCAGGCAATAAGGCCACTTCAAACACAGGCCACAGGCCACAGGAGCACAGGTATGAAGTATACAGCCAAACCAACCACTAGCGGTCAATGGTGTGTAGCAAAGGGTAGTAAGGCCTTATCTGGGCCTTTCACCACCCAAGCGGAAGCACAAGAAAGGGCCATTATAGAATCTATGATGTTCCATCAAGTACAGGCCCAAAAGCTTTGGGAGCTATTGTCTAATGGTGAGGATTTTGTAACCTTGATAGGTGATGATACACCATCACAGCAGGGCGACTTTTACTGTTAATACACACACATTAACCACAGGCCTCACAGGAGGCCTCAGGAGCATTTATGTTATATAGCACAGCAATAATTGACTATTCACCACAGCAGGTATTATGGGCCATTGCATTACACAATGGCGCTTCTAGCTATAATAGCGACAATAAGTATTATGAGGAAATACGTGATTGGGCCTTTCATTCAGCGGGCTGGAAGTTTACCCCAAAGGGTGATTATGTTTATAACAATATCCCACAGGATAAAATCAATAAAGCGCCTAAGCGTATGTTAATGGATGCAATTCTAAATGCTTGTGAAAATTTTAATGAGCATAATTTAAATGATGATAGGTCTTTCATGGAATTGGTCAGCTCTAGTATGGAAGGCATGAGCACACAATATACAATCACAGGTAAATTAATTAAGTAACAATCAACCACAGGCCTCATAGGAGGCCACAGGAGCACTACAATGGATAATATGGGAATGACTGAGGCGTTGAGACTAGAGCTAGTAAATGCCATACAAGCAATGGAACAAGCTGTAATAGATGGCGACTTCCAAACATTTAAAAAGAATAGGGAAATTAAGCATTTTCTAATGTTTGATATATTACCAGACTTTGGAAGCATAGAGGATACTATTAGCAATAATAGAACATTATAATAATACTTGTATTGTCAGATAGGCTTAGTGTAGAATCTTAGGCCTATCGAATAACGCAAGCATTAACTAATAACTAACTGGAGTATTACAACATGACCAAAATCATAATGAGTACAGATAGGCCAAACAAGTCGCAGCTTGAATTGCACAAGGCCCGCAAAGAGTTTGAGTATTATTTAGATCGTGCGGGTTATATCTACGAAGTATGCGAGGGTGTATGGCAAGGCGATAGGGAACAATCCTACATGGTTGAGTTACCCTCAGGCTATGGGTACACCACACTAAAAAACATTGCTTTTGATCGTTATAACCAAGACGCTGTTTTACGTGTGACAGCCTATGGTGGCGCTCGTTTGAGTAACAATGATGGGACAAGGGTAGGCTTAGGAGCATTCAAGCAAGTCGACTCTATACCCGCAGATCAATGCTATACACAATCATTTAAAACTGGTAACATTTACGTTACACTACCTTTATAATCAATCTTAACTTAATGCCCTCATATGAGGGCCAAAGGAACCAATATGCGATTAATAGAACAACAAATGAACAATGCTATACATTCTAAATCTACGTGGTCAAAAGACAATACCGAAGTAATTTATTTCGCCAATAGTGAGGTATCTATGGTTTTCTTACATGGTCACAAAATTGCAGTATTTGACCACTATAACGATGAAATTATAGCGGACATAAATACTTTGTCGTTATGGCCTACTAGAACCACTAAATCACGCCTAAGAGCTTTAGGTGTTGATGTATACACACGTAAAGGCATTACATTCGTTAATGACAAAGAGGTAGCATAAGATGAGAACATTATATATTACTAAACAGCACGATAGGGAAAACACACTAGCTATCATTTGCTGTACAGATAACAAAGAGCGCACACTGTACGAGCTTAGGCGATTAAATGCTTTACATGGCCCTTTAGACTGCCGTAATAGCTTAGGCGGCTTAATTAGCGGCATGGTAGACGGCAAAGTTACAAGCTATTTACGTGTAAAAAATAATCACGAGCCTACAGGATAATAAGCCATGTATCTGATTAACGATTTACTCTTAATAGGCGCTATTCTCATGTCGCCTGTGGTTCTAAGTTATATAATGTATAAACTAATGGATAGGTAACAAAATGCTAAACCAAGAATTGATTGAAATACACTTAAACAACAGCGATTTAAATCTAGGTAATTTAGCAGCAATCGCTAAAATATCTGTTAATGAAGCAAGAGTTATCATTGAACGTCATTATAATAATAGTGATTTCTTAGATTACCCTTATTATGAATTAGAACAAAAATGTTGGGAGCGCACACAATGAAAGACTACAAACACAAGCGCCTACAGGCCTCCTGTGAGGTGCGCAAGCAAGAAAGGCTAGACAAGTACCTAAGCATAGGCTTAAGCGCCTTAGGCGCCTCTATAGGCGTATTCTGTATCATTTACGCTACACACGTGGCTTTTAATTAAATATAAAAGAAAGGATAAATCATCATGGCAAAGTATCAAAAAACAGTAGACATATGGTCGTTAAATCAAGAGGAACGTAAAGGCCTACAGGCAGGGCAATGGATAACAGCAGGTAAAGACGGGAAGTATGAAACTAAGGGCATATGGTGTGGTGTTGGCAAGAGTGGCAATGATGTTGCCATTTGGTTAGGGAACCTAGCAAGCCGAAAGGGTGCTGCTAGACTTGAGCACATTAGATTTATGATGCAATATGCAAGGGGTTAAACATGAGTACACTATTAACCAAACTTGACGATATACAGTATGACGTTAATTTTCAATTTGCTATCGCCTTGAGCGACCCCGAGCTAGTGGTTGCCAGTTTAAGCGACCATGGCGTAATGATGACCATAGCAAAAGCTAATGAGCTAATAGTAAACCTTAGGAAAGGAGGCGCAAGCCATGAGCAAAAATAAACTAAGCACTCAAGCGACCGAAGTATACAATACTCTGCTTGAATTAAACTGGAGCGAGCCATACCTAACACTTGAGCATATACAAGCCGCCACAGGCCTAGGGCGCTCTAAATTAGCGCCTGTGCTTGCCGAGCTTGTAGGTGCTAGTAAGGTATTACACGGCAATGAAGAGGCCTTAGGCGAGCTTATAGAGACCTTCACGCCTAAAGTTAAAGGGGTCGCCTATGGTTACCCATTAGATTATTATACATTTGATGAGTGGATTGAAAATAAGCTTGACATTAACTAATTGACCAAGTAGCATAGCACTAAGCCTTGCATGAGTAAGGCATAACCTAAGTAAAAAAGAGAGTAAAATATTATGAAAACAATTACACGTAAGCGGTTATTAAAGACACGTTATGAAGTTACAATCGGCCCATGTTTTGTTGGTCTACACTTATGGAAGTATAGTGTATACCTAGGTAAGCCAGTAAAGCGCCTCAAGTCGCCTCTAAAGGCCATTAAGGACATACAAGGCCTAGAGACTATCACAAGCACAGGAGGTGCTTAAGATGCGCTGTAAAGCCTGTAACGTCATATTGAATGACATAGAGTTAAGTCGTAAGGATAGAACCACAGACCTATTTATTGATCTATGTGGGCGGTGCTTGACATACTCAAACGAAGCGAGTTACAATGTTGATCTGGAAGTTGATATAAATATAAACGAAGTTAAAGGGGATAGCCCATGGCTAACAGCACAATAAATATTGAGATTGATGTATTAAGCGTAGACGTAATGATAGAGGTCGAGGTGCAATGGCATATGAGCGAGGCTAACGAGCTTACAATTGACGATTTTTATGGCTATCACTTTGACATTAAGACGGGTGAGTACACACGTATACCACCTTGGTTGCATAAGATCATTGAGACTACTCAACTATTAGAGGAGGAGTATTTAGACCTAATAGACCTTAATTGTGATGAAAACACATATTGAGGTTGACAAGGTTTAAGAAGTTTAGTATAATATACCTAAGAACAAAGAAAAACTTTTAGGATTATTCATAATGTTTAATCTTAATTGTTTTTCTTAAGGATGCTTAAGTAAACTTTAATGGTTTATAATTAAAGTTTACTTAAGACTCTTTAGTAGTTCATAAGAACTAAATATTAGTCTTTACAGGCATGGTCAATAATGGTCAAGCCTAATAAAACCCATACAGGATAATTTTATGTCGGTAATTAACGGTAGTGCAGCGTTTGTCAATCTAACAGAGCATGAGCTTTATCAGGGTCAGTCAACTGGTAAGTATTCATTGACAGTCACCCTAGATGATGCGTCAATTACGCAGTTAGAAGGGCAGGGCGTTAAGATGCGTGAGTATGAGGGCCAGAAGCAGCGCAAGTTCGCCTCTAAGTTCAACGTGCCTTTATATGAGGCTAATGGTGACGAGTTCATGGGCGCCATTACACGTGGTTCCTTGGTACGTGTACAGTATAGCCTAGGTGACGAGCACCCTGTACATGGTATCACCCCATACCTCGATAAAGTCAAGGTGCTGGAGCTTGCCACTAGCAACACAGACGAGGACTTCTAAGGCCTCTTAAGTTAACCCCTAGCCCTACTATTCCCCTTAGGGCTAGGCCTCTTACAACGCACCACAGGAGCTTGCAGAGCTATATGAGATATGAGAGAACAGAAAGTACCTTTGTCAAGCATGGGCCATGTGGTTCTTGTGGTTCATCTGATGGGGTAGCTATATACTCCGATAATCACAAAGTGTGTTTTGTGTGTAACGCTTATACGCATGGTGATGGGTCAGTAGTTAATACTAATAAGACAACAAGAGCGAGGCCTTTAGAAATGACAGGCACAATAGCAGCTATACAGGATAGACGCATAAGCATGGATACAGCCAAGCGTTATGGCGTCACAGTAGAGAATGGTGAAGATGGTAGCATTAGTAAGCACCATTACCCATATCACAATCAGGAGGGCAACAAAGTAGTTGGCACTAAGGTACGCAATGTAGCGACCAAGGATTTTTATGCCACAGGTGACCTAGGCAGTGCTGGCTTGTTTGGTCAGCAATCCTTTGCAGCAGGTGGTAAGTACATAACCATTACAGAGGGTGAGATAGACGCTATGGCAGCGTATGAGATGAATGGTGGCTTTCCCGCTGTATCTATTCGCTCAGGTGCCAACAGCGCAGTCAAGGACGTTAAGGCCAGCCTTGAGTACCTAGAGACATTTGATAAGGTAGTCATATGCTTTGACTCAGACGAGGCAGGTATCAAGGCCGCACAGGACGTTCTACCGCTGTTTAGCCCTCGTAAGGCTAAGGTATGCACCCTGCCCCTTAAGGACGCTGGCGATATGCTCAAGGCCAACAGGGTACGTGAGTACACTAAATGCTGGTGGGATGCCAAGGCCTACAAGCCTGAGGGTGTCGTAAGCCTAGGTGACCCTGACGTATGGGATAAGTTTCTTAAGCGAGGTACAGAAGAGGTAACGCCACTACCTGCAAGCTTTGGTAGTCTTAATGCCATGATGAATGGCGGTATTGCAGCAGGTGAGGTGACAGTCATAGGCGCCTTAACGTCCATAGGTAAGACCACTATGGTTTATAACCTAGTGCATGGTATGTACGTAGAGAGTGCTAAGAAGATCGGTTGTGTGTTCCTAGAGGCTGATGTTGGCGAGACAGTAGAGAAGCTACTATCAGTGTACATGGGTACTAACATTGCAGATGTATCTAATGAGGACAGGGATTACAATCTGTACCATGAGAAGTATGACGAGATGGCAAATAGTGACAAGCTACACATCTTAGATCATCAAGGTGCGTTAGAGGCTGACGAGTTATTTGCTAAGATGCAATACTTGGTTAAAGGCTTAGATTGTGATATAATAATACTAGACCCTTTGCAAGCAGCGGTGACCAGTAATGAGAATGGCGTGATAGATGCGTTTATGGACAAGTGCCTTAAGCTTGCCAAGAATACAGGTGTTAGTATTATCATTGTTAGTCACATGCGTAAGCCACACGCTAAGGACGCCCACGATGTAGGTGAGTATGACTTGAAGGGCAGCGGTTCAATCAACCAGATTGCTTTCAATACTATACTCCTGTCAAGGGACAAAATGACGGACGATGATTACGCACGTAACTGTACTCAGGTGCAACTAGTTAAGTGTAGACGTACAGGACGTACAGGGGTAGCTGGCTGGCTCTTTTATGAGAACCATAGCAGTCGCTTGGTAGCTACTCAGGCACCTGAGATTAAGGCAGCTAACGCACATGACGATTTTTAACTAAGGTGACCTATGACTAGATTAATATTCGATATAGAGACTAATGGCCTAGCGCCTACAAAGGTATGGTGCATTATCACTAAGGATATTGACACTGGCGTCATAAGCTCATACGTAGAGGGCCAGTGGCCTACATTTAATATAGCAATAGCACAAGCACAGGAGGTGATAGGGCATAACATTATAGGTTATGACATACCAGCATGTGAGAAGTTACTAGGCACTGACTTTAGCGCCTGTAAGATCACAGACACATTAGTCATGTCAAGACTAGCTGACCCACAGCGCGAGGCACACAGCCTAGGACACTGGGGCGAGAAGCTTGGATACCCTAAGGGTGACTATAGTGATTGGACTCACTACACGCACGATATGCTCCTTTACTGTGAGCAAGATGTAAACGTAAACCATGAGGTGTACAAAGCTTTACTTAAAGAGCTAAAGGACTTCAAACCTGATAGCCTTGAGCTAGAGCATGGTGTACAGCATATCATACAGCAGCAAATTAGAAACGGCTGGCTTTTGGATTCGCCAAAGGCTAGGGATTTAGTAGCGGAATTACAGGAGAAGTCATATAGCTTAGAAGAGGAAGTACAGCGAGTATTTATACCTTTACCTACCTTTGTTAAAGAGGTAACCCCTAAGGTTAAGAAGGATGGTGACTTTAGCACTGTAGGCCTTAAGTTCTTAGGTGACCAGTGGGAGCAAGTAGCTGGCCCATTCTCACGTATTGATTGGCCTGTGTTTAACTTAGGCTCACGACAGCAGATAGGTCGCTACCTTAAGCACTTTGGATGGAAGCCTAAGGCCTTTACAGAGACAGGCCACCCTATCGTGTCTGAGGACATACTTAAGAATGTCAAGGGCATACCTGAGGCTGAGTTGATTGCCTCCTACCTGTTAGTAGGTAAGCGCATAGCTCAGGTACGTAGTTGGCTTGAGGCTGCTAATGAGGACACAGGGCGGGTGCATGGTTACGTTAATACTAATGGTGCTGTGACAGGGCGTATGACCCACAGCAAGCCTAATTTAGCGCAGGTGCCTAGCTCTAGTAGCCTTTACGGGCCTGAGTGTCGCTCATGTTGGATAGTACCTAAAGGTTATAAGCTTGTTGGTATAGACGCCTCTGGCTTAGAATTGAGAATGCTTGCCCACTTCATGAATGATGCAGACTATACTAACACTATACTCACAGGAGACATACACACAGCTAACCAGAAAGCTGCTGGTCTTGATACACGTAATCAGGCCAAGACTTTCATATACGCTTATTTATATGGCGCAGGTGACGAGAAGATAGGTAGTATTGCAGGTGGCGGTAGAGTAGTAGGTAAAAGACTTAAGGATAGTTTCCTCAAGGCTACGCCAGCACTTGCAAAGCTTAAGGAAAATGTTGCACAGTCAGCAGCTAAGGGCTACATAACAGGCTTAGATGGACGTAAAGTGTTTATCAGGTCAGAACATGCAGCACTTAATTCGTGTTTACAGTCAGCAGGTAGTTTAATTATGAAACAAGCCTTGATTATTCTTGACAGATATGCTATACTATGGGGTATAGACTATAAGTTTGTTGG